GATCAAGGAGCTGCTCGCGCATCGCGTAACGCACGCCATCGCAGTGCCCGCGGGAGTCACTTCCGAGGCGGCCGGCGGCGTGTCGGTCACTTATAACGCGAACTGGATCAACAACAGCCGGGCGACGGCACTGGTCGCAGACAACCGTGAGGTGCTGATCCCGTACAGAGTGCAGGGGGTGTTTTGATGGCTTTACAGTCTTTTTGGACGCAGAGCATCGTTCGCATCCGCCCGGGCACAAAGACGGAGAGAGGCTCCACGGTGTACGACTGGGATAACGCGAGCCGTTTGGAGATCACCGGGTGCAGTGTCCAGCCTGCCGGCACCAGCTTGTCGCAGGACGGGCGCGTGCAGGGCATCATGGACGGCCTGACGGTGTATCTGGACGAGGGCGCGGACGTCAAGGCGGGCGACCGGATCGAATATGGTGGAAACGTCTACACGATCAACGGCGACCCGCTCATCTGGCCCGGCGTGATGAACATGCAGCACATGCAACTCAATCTTCAGAGGTGGCGCGGATGAGCTCGAAGATGCGGATCACATTCAACCCGGCAGGGTTCGCGGAGTGCTTACAAGGCGCGACAGAGCTCGTACGGGAACAGGCCGAGAGGATCGCCGCAGAGGCGGGCGGTATGCTCACAGGCGGCGGGTCTTTTGTGGTCGAGGTCACGAACGAGCCGCGCTTCTTGGACTCCAGTTATGGAGCCTCGAGACCCGTTGGGCATGTCATGGCGGACGAGGTCGCCTCGAAAGAAGAAGCTGAGAACAAAATCCTGAGTAAGGCGGTGAGCGGATGATCATAAACAAATCAATTGACGTCGAGGACGCGATCCGGCAGGCGCTGGCGCCGTACCTGACAGTATACTGCCGCCCTCTGCCTGAGGAGTACGACCTCCCGCATATCCTGATCACCCAGGTGGGCGGAACGACCGTGCAGACGATTGACACGTTCGAGGTCGTGTTAGATGCCAGAGCCAGGACTGAGGCGGCGGCGATCGAATACCTTAACCAGGCTAAAGGCATATTGGAACGAGTGGCAAAAGAGCAGACCTCTGCCCTGCGCCATGTGACTGTTAACTCGTCGGGCTCATGGGGCGCAGACCCTGTGCGGCCCGATCTTGCGATGTGTTCGGCGCGTGTCAGCGTCGTGGCGCATCAGACGACCATGGAGGTTTAACAAATGGATGTAAAACTGGGTCTCGGTCTTAGCACCGGCATGTTTTACCATGCACCGGCAGGGACGGCTCTCCCGGCATCTGCAAGCGCCACCATCCCGGCGGATTGGACGCACATCGGGGACGTGTCTGACGCGGGCATCACTCTCGCGCTGAACAAGACATCCACCAATCTGAAGAATTGGGCGAACGTCATCAAGCGCGTGATCCTGACTGACCACTCGGAGACCGTGCAGGCTCCTATCATGGACACCACTGCGGAAGCATTCAAGGCTGTGTTCGGCGAGGGCAACGTGACCACCACCAACGGCAAGACCGTTGTCAACCTGTCCGACGGCGATCTTCCGCCCGAGGAAGCGTTCCTCTGGGTCATGAAGGACGGCGACGACATGATCATGATCGGATGCTCTCACGGGCAGGTGAGTGCGGTGGAGAACGTCTCCTTCGCTCCCGGTGCGGCCATCAACTGGACGCCTACCATCACCGCTATGGGTGACGACGGTTTCAAGCTCCTGATGGACGAAGCCTAATCGGCAGAGCAACAACCACGGCCCTGGGGGAACCCGGGGCCTTTTTGTGTAAGGAGGGAGCCGTGACAGAATTCACTCTCAACAAACGCGAGGAAGACTCGCTGAAGCTGAACATCGGCGAGGAGAGCTTCCTGATCCCGCTGGCGACGAGCCTGACGCTCTCGGAAGCATCCACCATGGACACCATGGACGGAGCCATCGCGTTCTTCCGTAAGTACATCCGCGAGGAAGTCGCCGACGCCCTGACGCTGTTCAACTATCGGGACATCATCAAGGCATGGAAGGACGCGTCCCAGAAGGCCATGCAGGCAGGAGAGCTCAGCTCGGGGGAATAATTGGCCTCGCGAAAATCGTAAGCGAACACCGCGAGGCGATTGGATATGACCTGCTGACGAGGACAGGGTACCAGCTGACGGACATCGGCGGCGCCCTGCGGTGGGAGTCTCTCAACGCGTTCCTGAAGCCGTCCGGACCCGGGACGGCTCTCATGCAGGAGCTCCATCCGGAATTTGCCGGCTGGGGGACGCGCGAGAAGACGAACACGATCCTCGCCGACATTTATGACTTATTAGCCAACATCAATTACAACCTGATCGCGATCGGCGGCGGCAAGCCCAAGAAGCCGAAGCCGTACCCGAGACCGGTCAAGAAGGAACCCGAGAACGTGCGCCACATCGGACGCGGCGCGCTTCCTCCGGATGAGCTCCGGAAGTGGTTCGAAGACAGGAGGAGAAAAGCGAATGCCGGTAGTAGCTAATGCAACCATAGAGGTCACGCCGGTATTAGGCGGGGCACAGCAGTCTCTGACTGACCAGCTCGTTGGCGCCGCTGAGCCCGCTGCGGAAGCCGCTGGCGAGAAGTCCGGCTCCAAACTGGGCAGCGGCCTTGTTAAAGGCATCGCCGCCGGGAGTGCGGCTGTCGGTGCAGCTGTCGCAGGCACCGGCACGGCGCTCATGGCTGCCGCCGGGAAAACTGCGGAGTACGGCGACTCCATCGACAAGGCCTCCCAGAAGCTGGGCGTGAGCTCCACGTTCTATCAGGAGTGGCAAGCCGTCCTCCAGCACAGCGGCACGGACATGGACAAGATGAGCGCCACGTTCAAAAAGCTGGCACAGGCATCGCAGGGTGCGAGCCAAGACCAGGAAGAGGCGTTCGAGGCTTTGGGCCTGTCCATGTCTGAAGTGGCGAACATGTCCACGGAAGACCTGTTCGCGAGCGTCGTGAACGGTCTCCAGGGCATGGAAGAGGGCACGGAACGCACGACTCTTGCCACTGCGCTTCTCGGAAAAGGCGCCATGGAAATGGGCGCGCTGTTCAACACGTCCGCGGAAGATACGCAGGGCATGATTGACAAGGTGCACGAGTTGGGCGGCGTCATGGATGAGAGCGCGGTCAAGGATGCGGCGGCTTATCAGGATGCCATGCAGGACATGACCACCGCGATGGACGGCGTGAAGAACGGCGTTATCGCCTCCCTGCTCCCGGCCATGACCGACCTGTTCAATAAGGTCGGCGATTTCATCGGAAACACTGACCTGTCGCCCATTACCGACACCATCGGCAAGGCGGTGGAGGCGGTCGGAGACTTCATCGGAGCCATCGACATTCAGGCGGTCGGCGAAATCTTCATGACCGTGGTCTCCGCTATCGGTGACGTGGTCGGAACCGCGTGGGAAGTCATCCAGGAAGTCTTCGGCGGTCTGAAAGAAGGCTTCGACACCATCAGCGCGGCCCTCGATGAGGGAGGCGTGGAATGGAGCGACGTGTGGGGCGGTATCTCGTCCACCCTGCAAACGGTCGGCACGATCATCAGCACCGTCATACAGGCGATAGCAAAGGTCATCGCGTGGCTGATCACTGAGACCCAGAAAGACGGCACGCTGTTCAATGCCGTGTGGAAAGGCATCCAGACCGCTGTCAAGGTGGCACAGGATGTCATCAAGGGCGTGGTCGACTTCGTGAGCGCCCTGCTTGATGGCGATTGGAGTGCCGCGTGGGAAGCCGCGAAGGGCGTGGTCGACTCCATCACGGGCGGGATCGGCGAGATACTTTCCAACACGTGGGACAGCATCAAAGAGACCGCCTCGAACATGTGGGGCAACATTAAAGACGCGATCACCCAGCCGATCCAGGACGCAAAAGATACCATCAGCGGCATTGTCGACAAGATCAAAGAGTTCTTCCCCTTAAAGCTGGGCAAGATATTCAGCGGCATCGAGCTTCCTCACTTCAAAATCAGCGGCGGCACGGTTCCGTGGGGTATCGGCGGAATGGGCGAGGCTCCGAGCGTGAGCATAAAGTGGTACCGCAGAGCCATGGAACAGCCATATATGTTCGGACAGTCGACCATCTTCGCAGCTGGTGAAGCTGGAGACGAGATGCTTTACGGGCATGAGGCTCTGATGGAGGACATCAAGACCGCTGTCGGCGGCCCCAATATGGTCTTTAACGTTACCGTCAACGGCGCGGATCGTCCTGAGGAGTGGGCGCATCGGTTACTCAGAGAGGCTAAACAGTACGGGAGGCTCGCATAAATGGCAAACACCAAAGCCCCGAGCGGGCTCACCATCACACGGAACGGCATGCGCTTCGTTTGCGCGTGGAAAATATCGGACTCTGATTATCGCGGCGGCCAGCAGTTCAAGTGGAGATACAGGACTGGCAAGTGGTCGGAATGGAAGACGGAGACGGTCGGTCTGACGCAGACCTCGCGCCCGCTCGTGTTCAGTGCGGCGGACTTCTTCCCAACGGCCAAGACTTTCCTGTTTGATGTGGAATTTGCGGTGAGAGGCAAGAAGGCCGACACGGAGAGCGGAGGCGTGATCACGACTTATTCGTGGAGCGCGTGGGTCTACAAGACCATGCCGCTGTACACGCCCAAGATGCCGACCTTGACGGCAACGCTCGACTCTCAGGCGGCGAATAGATGCACCTATGCGTGGAGCGTGGCTGTGTCCGACAAGGACGCGAGTCCATTCGCCAACACCGAATGGCAGTCGCTCCTCGCGAAAGAGTCGAACGTGACGGACGGCTCCAAATTCGCTTGGAACAGCTCCAACACAGGCTGGAGGTCTGGCACCAGCACGCGTGCTAGCTCCATCCCAATCGAAGAAGAGACCACCCTGCTCGCGCAGAATTCGTACACACGCTGGTTCCGTGTGCGGGCCCGCGGCGCAGGCGGGCACAAGTGGAGCAACGGCGGAAACGGTACGGGGTGCTCCTACTGGCGGTATGTTAAGCATGTGTATGCGACCCCCTACCAGCCGAAAATCACCGGACTCAAGAAGGAAGGCACGACCAACTTGGTGCGCGTCAGGTGGACAGCCAACGCCACGCCCTCGCATCCAATCGACACGGTGGACGTGGACTACTGCGTCGGGACACCCAGAGCGAACCGCACCGCGCCCGTCAATCCCTCGTGGCAGACTGCCCGCACGATCAACGACACGTCCGGAGCTGACGAGGTGACGTTCCTCGCGGACGCGCTCGACCTCGACGAGTGCCTGTGGGTGCGCGTCAACCCTAAGCACGACGCGAACGAGAACCCCACGGACGCGGCCCTCGTGGCAAGCGGTAAGCTTACGGCTCCGACAGGGCTGTCGGCGTCTACGGACACGTCGACATACAGGGCGACCGTGGAGGCGACGAACAATAGCTCCGTGCCTGACAGCCGCATGGCGGTCATCTTCCGCAGGGCAGGGCACAAGGACATCGTGGTCGGAATTATCCCGAACGGCTCAACGAGCGCGACAGTGCAGTGCCCGAACTGGGGGACGGACAGCATCAGCTTCGGCGTGTATGCGTTCCAGGGCTCTGTCAGCGCTAAGACAAGCGGCTCCAATCCTGTGGTTACCACGTACGCAGTGAACGTCAACATGAAGAGCGCAGAGCTCTGGGACGGCGGGTCTGTGCCTATCGCCCCGACAGGAGTCACGGCTGACGCTACGGAGACATCGGGCGAGGTTCTGCTTACATGGAACTGGTCGTGGAGACAGGCGAACCGTGCGGAGCTTAGCTGGTCAAAGAATCCCAATGCGTGGGAATCCACCGACGAGCCGAATACATACACGATCACCAACGAACACGCAGCCAAGTGGAGAGTCAGCGGACTGGACATCGGATCGCAGTGGTATTTTGCCATTCGACTCGCTCGGGAGACTGCGGACGGCATCACCTACGGTCCATACTGCGACCCTGTCATGGTGGACCTGTCGAGCGTGCCCGAGCCGCCCGTCCTGTCGCTCTCAAGGGCTGTTCTGCCGCGCCGCGCTACGCTGACGGCATCGTGGACGTACACTGCTACGGACGGAGCGAAACAGGCCTACGCGGAGATATGCTCGGCATACGTCTCGGGAGGCACAGTAACATATTCGACCATCATCGCCCATGTCAAGACGGCTCAATCTGTGGAAGTGCAGATGCCCGCAAACTGGCAAAACGGTGAGACGCACTGGATGTGCGTGCGGGTACAGTCATCGAGCGGCAGAGTCTCCGAGTGGTCTGCCCCTGTGGCCATCACGGTCGCGGAGCCTATCACCTGCACCATCACGCAGACGTCCCTCCAGAGCATGACGATCGGCGAGGGAGACGACGCGCGGACGGTGGACGCCCTGACAGCCATGCCGCTGACGGTGACCGTCACGGGCGCGGGAGAAGGCGGCACAACGTCTCTCTTGATCGAACGTGCGGAAGAGTACCACGTAATCAGACCTGACGAAACGGTGCGCGACGGCTACGACGGCGAGACCGTCACAGCCAGAACGCAGACAGGCGAGGCGCAGATGACCATCACGGACACCGACCTCGTGGGAGTGCTGGACGACGGCGCAGCATATCGCATCATCGCCACCGTCGAGGACGGATACGGGCAGACAGCCTCTGCCGAGCTTGACTTCGAAGTCCATTGGAGCCATCAGGCAGAAGTTCCGACAGCGACCGTGACAATCTCCAATAATGCTGCGATCATCACGCCCGTGGCTCCTGCGGGAGCGGTCGAGGGCGATGTCTGTGACATCTACCGACTCACCGCCGATCTGCCCGAGCTCATCGTTCAGGGCGGGGAGTTTGGGACGGCATATGTCGACCCTTACCCCGCGATCGGGCCCACTGGCGGGCACCGCATCGTCCACAGGACGCTCAACGGCGACTATATCACCGAGGACGGCACGCCCGCATGGGTGGACACGAGAGCGGCGGACGGCGACATTCTGGAGTCCCAGAGCGGCATCATTGACTTCGGCGGGGATAGCCTGGAATTTGTCTATAATCCCCAGGTAAACAACTCCTGGAGCAAGGACTTCCAGAGCACCAAGTATCTTGGAGGCTCCATCGTGGGCGACTGGAATGCGGGCGTGAGCAGGGCGGCAACGTTCAACGCGGTCGTGGTGTCGGCGGATACCGACATCTTCCAGACCCTGCGGAGGCTTGCGGAATACAGCGGCATCTGTCACGTGAGGACGCCCGAAGGGTCGAGCTACTCCGCAGATGTGCAGGTCGGTGACAGCGTGGGCTACGACAGTGCTGGCAAGATCGTCAACGTAACCCTGACCATCACGCGGGTCGACGCGGAGACGTTGGACGGCATCGCATACAGTGAGTGGGTGAGCGAATGAATTGGAATGCAGGCTATTCGGCCATTTATTATTACACCCTCGTAGACCAAGCCACATGGCGGGACATGGAGTCCCACGACCTCGTGGACGGGAGCGTGATGCGGACATCTGACGGACTCATGCAGTCCGCAGACATCACCATCACGGACTTGCCCGCAGAGGGCGAGGCATGGGTGCGCATTTATCTCAATGCAGTGCAGGGCGCGGACGGCGCGCGGGAGGCTCTTTTTACTGGTCTCCTGCAAGCCCCTGCGACCGACTGGAACGGCACGCGGGAAGAGCATAAGGCAGAGCTCTACTCCGTGCTCAAACCCGCCGAGGACGTGCTCCTGCCGCGTGGGTGGTATGCTCCCGCCGGCATGGACGGCGCACAACTGGCGGCTGACCTTCTCAGCGTGGGCCCTGCTCCCGTGACCTATGCAGACGCAGCTCCTGCGCTCTCCAGTGCCATCGTTGCCGAGAGCAAAGAGACGCGGCTCTCCATGGCAAAAAAGATCGTCGAGGCAATCGGCTGGCGTATCCGAATAAGCGGCGCGGGCGAGATAAGCATCGAACCGCAAGCAGATGAAGCTGCCGCGATCCTCGACCCTTTGGAGAACGACATCGTTGAGATGGAAGTCACCGACACGCGGGACTGGTACACGTGCCCAAATGTGCTGCGAGCCACCAGCGGCGGACTGACAGCCATAGCGCGGGACGACGATCCGGACAGCCCCTACTCGACCGCCTCCAGAGGACGCGAGATATGGGCGGAGGAAAGCAAGCCCGCACTCAACGACGGCGAGGGCATAGAAGCGTACGCGCGGCGCAGGCTCAGGGAGCTCCAGGCTCCGGTGAGAAGCGTGGAATATTCCCGGCGTTATCTTCCGGACGTCATGCCCGGCGATGTGGTCGCCCTGCATTACCCCGCGCAGAGGATAGACGCGGACTTTCGTGTCGTGTCGCAGAAAATCGAAATGGGCTACGGAGCCCGCATATCCGAGGAGGCAGAGGCTTATGGCTGATATGAAGCTGATAAAGGCGTTTAACAACGCCATGCATGCAGAGACAGGCGGCACGGAGCCCTACGACACCACCGCAGAGGTCGTCCGTATCGAGGGCTCCACCGCGTGGGTACACATTCCGGGCGGTGTGGACGAAACGCCCGTACAGCTGACCGTCAACGCGGAGCCGGGCGACACCGTGCAGGTCAGGGTCGGCGGAGGGACAGCATGGATCACAGGGAACGCCTCCGCCCCGCCCACGGACGATAAAGTCGCGATCGAAGCACAGGCGACCGCTGAGGAAGCGCTGCGCGCGGCGGGGGATTATATCTCGTCTGACGGAACAGGCGTCATGATCGCCGACATGAAGGAAGGCGGGCGAGAGACTCCGAGCACAGCCACGAAAAAGAACGTCAAGATTGACGAGGACAGCGTGGACGTGCGGGACGGGCAGACCGCACTCGCGAGCTTCGGCGAAACTTCCG